TGTGTGCATTCCTTGCCGTGGAACGTATTCACTTATGAAGAAAGGTGAATTAATATAATCCTTAACTCGTTTTATAACATCATCAACCGCTTCTCCATCAAGTCGTTTGCCTAATTCCCCTACGTTTACTTTGCCATTCTTGACATATGCTTTCAAACTTTCAGGAACAGGAACTCGTGCSTTGAATCCATCGTGRCTTATTCCTCTTGCTTTTTCAGACCACGACAAAAAACCTTTATTTACTAAATTTCTACCATGGACACCAAGTAGCCGCTCTTGCTCCCGTTTCGGAAGCGTATCGATGTATGCTTTTCCACCTTTATCAACATTATCCTTTTGTTTGCTCATATCAATCATGCCGTCAACAATTGGCTTTATTCGACATAAGCAGTGAGGATGTGCAGGGAGCTTTGGAAATTTATCCTTCGGGAATATACCCTTGCCGAGTCCGTACAGGTCGGCATGAGCGTATACATCGCAAATATCGCACTTCGGATGTCTATCGGATAGTTTCCACTGAAACGCCACAATGTCCGGGTCATCCATATATTTAGCCATGACTCCATCAGCGTAGGCTCTCGCTCGTTCCGTGCGTGCAATACGTTCGGCTGTATATCGAGTCTTTTCTTGTACTGCAGTATCAATAGCCTTGCTTACATTTTGCTTTGCTCCGTTTTCAATGGCATCCATGACCTCACTATACGCTGCTCTTAGCCCAGGCGTTGTTCCTTGCTCAATAAGCTTTCGTGCATGGCGTATGGCTGCCTTCCACTCAGCGACCGCTTCTTCGTCGAGCCAGTCGGGAACAGGTAAGTCCTTCACCTCTTGAATGAATTCGGGTATATCTTGCTCAGGAATGATACCGCCTTTACCGTATCCATCGAATAGCTTCTTGGCCGTCTTGGCTACCGACTCGCCTTCCTTAATAGCCTTGCCGATGACCTCGGCCGATTCGGCCTGGACCTTCTTGCTGTTCTTATACATGCGTTCAGAAAGATTTACGCCGTCGTCGGTCCATGATTTATTCATAGCCGCTGATATGGCTTCATGCTCAAACTTGGCCGCCGCTTGTTTCTTCCCATACCCTTCAGCAAAATCGCCAACAAGGTCGTCGAGCAAATCCTTGTAAAGGTGCCGCATAACCGGATAACGGTGATACGCAACTTTTACGGCTTCTTTAGGGTCCATACCGACTAAGATTAAGGCCCGAAGGACTCGCTCGAAACCGTCTAAATTATTCTCCAGGTTGTTCTGCGTTCTGTCCTTCGGCATTTACATCACCCTTATCACCCGTCATCGGCTCAAACCGTTGTTTCATTAAATCCCTATCTCTTTCAGCCTCATCGAAGCCTTCTTCTATCTCGCTTACAATGTCATCATACGTATCAGGCTCAATATTCGGCATATACGCTTCCAGGACTTTCTTACTTACTTCAGCGGAGAACGTGTCGGATCTAAACCCAAGGTCCAGTGCCTGTTGTGCCTGAGACAGCGATTCAGTAACGTCGTTAATTTGAAATTCTCGAGGATATTCAACTTCATATCCGACGTTTTCTTTCGCCCACAATTCGTACAGTCCAATGATATCCTTTTCGGCCTCTTCACACTGAACGGAGAAGTCTGCCAGTCGTTGGTTGGTTCGTTCAAAATCCCATTGTTTGGCCACACCGCTCTTTGACTGTTCTACGCCTACAACCGAATCAATGCCGCTCATACGGTACATTTCCTTTATGAGTCGGTCAATCTGAGCCATCAGCACTTCAGCCGGACCCTTATCCGGAGCGATGAATGCCGGTGCGTGAGATGACTCTTGCGGATACAGCAGCATGTTATTTGTTCCGAGCGTTACGTCGGGAGTGCTGCCGTCTGCCGGCATCGTCAATACGGAGAACGTCTGATTGTTGAGTATTTGCGTCAAAAGGCTGCACAGGTGGTACACATGGTAGTTTGTCTGTGCAATACTCAAAAACTCGGCAGGCGGTAAAATATCCGTCTTTTTGGAGCTTCTACCGAACCACTGAACAACGGGAATGCGACCGATGTTATGCGTGCCACCCTTGATTTGGTTCCCGTTCTCGTCTAAGACCTGCCAGTTCGTCGGAGTCCATATGTAATATCGTGTTCGTTTCTTTCTGTCAGCGTCGTAAATAACGTCCTTGTATGCGAACTTGATTAATATTCCCTTCTCATCAAACTGCCAGTCCGTAATGTGATGCGGCTCAACAGCCGTGAGATACGGTAAGGCTCGATTCTTGACGTTATCAGCCACCGATTCGCCAAACTCCACAACGTTGTTCACAACGACATACACAACACCGTACAGCTTAGCAAGTGTCGCTTGCTGACGTATATATTCCTGTAAGCTCGTGCCTTTGCGGTCTACGTCTTCCAAGAACACCTTGAACTTCTCCGTGTCTTTATATTCACGCTTGATTGTGTCCCTAAATATCGGATCTACCGACGCATTGACGATAGGACCGGTATAGTTCAGGTAGTAAGCCAGTTTCTTGCGAAAGGCGTAATTCGGCGTGCTTTCTCTCGGGTGTCGTACAAGGCCACGGCCAACAGAGAACAGCCCTGTACCGTAATATGCGTCTTTTAGTAACTTATATCCATACAGTTTTTCAGAGTCCATATTTTTACTCCTTAATAAATATTGACGTGTGCCGCTTTAATCTGCGGGGCGTTTATTTTCTCGGCAATGCCCGTCGTTGCATCCTGTGCGTCATCGTTAGCATTTTTACCTTCTCGCTGATAACGAGTCATTGCCCTATGATATTCAGGCCATCGGTCTTTCCAGTTGGTCGGAAAATAGACGTGTTCCATGACCCACGTTGAATTGGAAAGTATTCGTGCCGTCTTATTTTTCGTCTGTGCGAACGTATTAATGACCGTCTTATTCGACTTGTATGTGTCTTGTAATATCCGTCGCACCTGTCTTGCAAAGCCTCGGCCGCCGTTGTTTGATTCGAAGTCGGCCACATTTACGCCGTTCCGATATAGCATGGCTGCCGTTGCCGGCTCCGTCTCTTCCATAGCGTCCTTAGTGTACAAAAGGTCAAGTACATAAGCTTCGCCGTTGTACACTCCGTACACAATCGAGCAAAGGTAATCGGATCCTGTATCAGCCGTATCCGTATAATTCCGAATGGCTGTAAACAACGGATTGCCGTTTGTATCTACCGGGATGCGGTCGTACGTTTTAAAGCTCGAGTATAACTGTCCCTTGAGGTCTATCGGCTCTTGCTGATAGTTGGCACTGGCGATGTCTTCCCCCATGGCACGTACTTTCTCTTCATAACTGTGTCGGGATAATATCTCATCGCAGAGCATGGTACCGTCCGGCTGCAGGGCCTTCATCGTAATGACCTTGGCCGCATCGCCGAAATGTTCAATCGCTCGTCCGGCCAAATCATCACTCGCCCAACGGGTCATGATGATGAGTATCTTACCGCCTTCTTCAAGACGGCTTAGCATTGTATTCGTAAACCACAGCCAGGCCTTTTCTTTCGCTGTTTCGTTATAGGCTTCTTCGGCGTTCTTTATGATATCGTCGATAATAAGGAGCGAACAACCAAAACCTGTCGCCGTCCCTGACGGAGACGTTGCCAAGTATGAATTATAGCCGCCGTCAAGCGACCACATGTCCATAGCGGCATCACCACGTTTTATACGGACGTTTGGAAATATATCAGAGTAAACCGTGATATTCTCATCTGCTTTAACCTCTTGGATCGCATTTCGAACATTCTTAGCAAAGGTTGCCGAAAGAATGTTGTTATACGACCCTGTCATTATCTTTTCGGCCGGGTTGCGACCAAGGACCCATTCGACAAATAAGCTCGCAGTGCGGCTTTTTCCATGCCGTGGCGGCTCGTTAATAATAAGCACTTTGGCTTTCTCATCTTCATAGAACGACTGCAACGCCTCACACAACTCAACAAGATATCGCCGTTCAGGTTTATAAAAGTCTGAAGCCATTAAATTGCAAAAATAAAAGAACTCACGCCGTGCGAGTTCTCGTTTTGCTTGCCGCTTAATGCGTTCATCAATCATCGCCTATCAGCTTCTTTATGTCTTCCGTTTTAACGCCGTCAAAGGGATTATCTATCGCGCCCTCGACCTTCACATCCTGCACATCTCGCTGTCCGAGGTATTGTTTACCAAGGAATATCGCCATGGTCGCATTCCTCTCGGCAAGCCTAAACTGCGAGCGTCGCAGCGCAATTTTACCTTTTCCACGCTTTTCTCTGAAAACCTCGGAGAATTTCATGCCATATGTTCTTCGGCAAAATGCCGTTAACGTTTTGTCGGTCACGTCAAAAAAGCTGCAGATTTCTTCCTGTGTACACTGTAGCGCACACAACTTTTCGAACTCTTGCTTAGATATATCTGCAGGCTTTCTCCCTCGTCGTGCCATCATGTCACCACCTTATAAGTCGGCGTATTTAATCATTTCCCCGTTTCTTTCGACAGCCACTCCATCAGAGCTGCCGACGAGATTTATATATCGCTTTATAATGACATCGCAATACTTCGGATCGAGTTCAAGAACTCGTGCTACCCGACCCATCTGCTCGCACGCAATAAGCGTTGTTCCGCTTCCACAGAACGAATCAAGAATAATATCTCCGGGTTTGCTGCTATTTTCCATTAAGTATGCAAACAGTTGTACAGGCTTCATTGTCGGATGCTCGGCGTTGCGATTCGGCTTATTCATATCAATGACCGTTGTTTGTTTTCGATCGCCGTACCAATTATGTGCCGCTCCGCCTTTCCATCCGTATAAGCACGGCTCATGCTTCCATTGATAATCCTGTCTTCCGAGCACCATTGTGTTTTTGTTCCAAATTAAGCATTCTCGCAGCTCCCACTCAACGGCACGGCATGCGCCACGAAAGTTATATCCTTCCGAGTCAGCGTGCCATACATAAAAAGCCGCCCCTTCATTCATTACAGAATCGGCTGCGACGAACGAATCGACAAGAAATTGATAGAAAGCGGAATCTTCCATGCTGTCATTTTGAATTGTCAATTTGTCTTCTGTTTTTCCTTCGTAAGCAACGTTGTACGGAGGATCTGTAAGATACATATCTGCTTTGTCCCCCCCCATGAGACGTTTTAACACGTCTTCAGAAGTGGCGTCGCCGCACATGAGTTTATGGCGGCCAATCATCCATATATCTCCGAGTCTTGTCTTCGGTTCGCTAGGAAGTTCGATGTTTTCGCCGTCATCTTCAACCACGTCTTCAGATGACGGGCTATCAGTTATATCACCAAAGTTAAAATCGGACATATCTATGTCAATGATTCCGTCAAGCTCCTCGTTAAGCAGCTCCATATCCCATTCGGCCGCCTCGGCTACCTTGTTATCCGCAAGGCGAAACGCCTTAATCTGTTCCGGCGTTAAATCGTCCGCTACGATGCACGGGACCGTCTTCATACCGAGCTTTTTCGCTGCTTTCAGTCGTGTATGGCCTGTAACGATTGTTCCGTTCTTATCGATGACGATAGGTACTTTGAAGCCAAATTCCTCGATACTCTTCATCACGGCCGGAACAGCGTTATCGTTAATTCTCGGATTTTTTTCGTAAGGGATTACCTCATTTATCGGTTTTTCGATGATATTCATTTTTAACCGCCTTTCCATATCTCGATGAGTTCATTATCTCGTATACATTCGTAACGTCGTTGCATCGAGCCTGTCTTGATATTCTTATGTTTATCGCTGTGCATGTTCCGTTTTTATTATTCATGCACTTCGTCTTTCCGCATTTTATGATTGTCATGTTTTCACCGCAAACGAAAAAAGAGATGCCCGGCTGCTTGGGTATCTCTTTTTCCGTGTTTGTTCGTTATTTCTTTAGGAGGTGTTCAATCACACTATTATAATAACCGAAAAATCCGCACCGTTTCGGCACAAATCCGCACCATTTGTGACTGTTACGATTTTTTCCACTCATCAAAGAACACGAAATGCGTCTGCACCGGAATGACGGACGGGCCGAACATCAT